CATCGTACCTCTAAGCAGTGAGTATGAACAGGCAATGGCATGGGCATTTGGTTGGAACCTGTCACCAAACAGACACGGCTTGATGTATGACATACGTGAACACAGAGTTGTGTTTCCTGTTGTGCATGGTGGTGTCACGGTGGACGCTACAGGTAGAGCAATAGGTAAGCGTTTGCCTAAGTGGAAACGATATGGAAATAATAGGTTGCCATATGTTTACGGTTATGGTAAGGTGGCAGTTGTTGTAGAGGATTGTATAAGTGCTGCTGTCGTTGGAGATGATCGATATACAGGTGTAGCATTAATGGGAACATCAATGTCTAACGAACAAAAGCAGTACCTATCACAATTCTCTACAGCATTGGTTGCTTTAGATAAGGACGCAGTAAACAAAGCACTACAGGTAGCAAAGGAGTTGAAAGGTGTAGTAGAGAAAGTTAAGATCCTGATGTTGAAGGATGATTTGAAGTATGGAAATGACAAGGATATAGAATTACTTAACATGGCTTGAAAGGGGAAATGATGGAACTTTCTCTAGTAAGAAATCTAATGGACAAAGATTTTTATAACAGTAACAAAGGCACAAGGTGTCCTGATAAACTGTTCACTAAGGATGTCCAGAAGATTAAACATGCAATAGATAACGCTATGGAAAACTATGAACGTAGTGTCTCACCAGAAGAAGTTGAGGCACTTTTTTTATCGGCTAATCCTACGCTTACTACTGCACAAAAGTCTGTGTTCGCAGATATGTTTACAGAACTAAAGCAACAACAGCTAATGGACAAAGATATAGCACGTGATGTTATGAGCACATTGTTTAGACAGGTGGTTGGGGAAGAAGTGGCTAACTTAGGTTTTGATTTTGTTAACGGTGATGCTACTACGCTAGAACCTTTACGTAATCTGCTAGACACATATGCAGATGATTTTATTCCTAGTATACAGGTTAATTGGGATGAGACAGATATGGTTACACTAATAAAACAGAATAGCATGGACCCACAATGGAAGTTTAACATACGCACCTTGGCACGTAGAGTACCCGGTATAAGTCAGGGCCATCTCATCACGGTTGGTGCTAGATCTAACACAGGTAAGACTAGCTTCCATGCAAGTCTAGTTATGGGTGACGGTGGCTTTGCAGATCAGGGTGCTAACGTAGCTGTGCTATGCAATGAAGAGTCAGTTCAGCGTGTGCGTATGCGATACATCAATGCAGCCACAGGCAGGACAGGCAAGGAGATACTTGATGACGTAGATAGTAATCTTATGGTGTACAGGGAGAAGTCTAAGAACGTGAGGCATACAGATGCTACAGCTAAGACTATGGATTGGGTGGAAGCTGTTTGTAAAAGATACAAACCTGACGTTTTAATACTTGACATGGGTGATAAATTTGCTAAAACTTCTACAACAATAAGTACGCATGAGTTACTAAAGCAGAATGCAATACACGCCAGACAGATAGCCAAGCAACATGAGTGTGCTATCTTCTACATGTCGCAACTAGCTGCTGAAGCAGAAGGACGCATTGTTCTTGATCAGTCCATGATGGAGGGATCTAAGACAGGTAAGGCAGCAGAAGCAGATTTGATATTGTTACTCGCAAGAAACTCTATCAAAGAGGCAGGTGATACTGATGAAGATCCAGAGAGGCACATTACTATAGGCAAGAATAAGATTACAGGTTGGCATGGTGTCGTAACATGTGAACTAGATAATCAAGTAGCAAGATTTACAGCGTAAGGAGGATACATATGGTAAATATATTTAGACCCAAACCAGATGCAGAGGAACAGATCTTCTTTCCTTTTGGACCTGTTATGGGTTACAAGAAACTAAGTGCAAAGTTTGTAGCAGACATGAATGCATACTTTGATAAAGACTTTGCATCTATGACAGACTACTCTGATCAGTTAGTCGGTAAGGTAAAACAGGAGTTGTTCTTTACAGATGAGATGAGAGATACATTCTTAAATGAGATTAAACAGTTCGTAGGTAGCTACAATAACACAGCTACAATACGCAACTCATACGGACAAAACATGTTAGACACAGAAAGAAATAATTATTCTGTGCAGTTTATATCAGGGTGGCTAGTGCGTCAGTTTGAGAATGACTACAACCCACTGCACCTACACACAGGATGTAGGATGTCATGCGTGGGTTATCTCAAATTACCTGATGGCATTGACTCTGAATGGGAAGAGGATTACAAGGATCATCATCCTTCACATGGACACATACAGTTTGTGCATGGTACTGCCAGTACGTATAGTGCTACAAACTTTATGGTTAAGCCACAGGTGGGTGACTTCTATTTGTTTCCTAGTGAATTGTTTCACTGTGTCTATCCATTCAAGACTAAGGGCGAACGTAGATCCTTTAGTGTAAACTTTAACTTCCTTGAGATCCCAAAGAAAGTGGAGCAAAAAAATGATGGAACAGTTAAAGCATCAGTTGTCGGACAAGAGGGCTAGTGGTCCAGTGAAACTTACCCTAGACGTTGAGAACACAGTAACAAAACGTAACGGTAAGTTACATCTCGATCCCTTTGAACCTGACAATACGTTAGTCATGGTGGGTATGCTTGATGATCATGGTAATGAAACAATCGTTACCTTTGATCACAGTGAGGTATCACCCACCAGTGATGGACACAAGATAGTGCAGGATGCTTTAGATAAGGCTACTGTACTGATAGGCCACAACATTAGCCATGACCTTGTGTGGTTATGGGAGTCTGGCTTCAATTATAACGGTGCAGTGTTTGACACTATGATGATGGAGTACATCATACAACGTGGCATCAAACAACCACTATCTCTTGAGGCATGTGCTGAACGGTACGAGTTAGATACTAAGAAGCAGGACACTCTGAAAGAATACTTAAAGAAAGGTTTGTCTGTACGTGACATACCACATGCAGAGTTATCTGAGTATCTTAGTGCAGACTTACATGCTACACAGCAACTAGCACATGAACTAAACATGAAGTTCAACGGTGCTAATGATGTAGGTCTTAGTAAGATTAGATACTTAACTAACATGATGGTGGTTGAGTTATCTAAGATACATACACGTGGATTTAAAGTTGATAGTGACGCACTAGAAGAGGTGCGTATCACGTTTGAAGAAGAAAGAAAGGAGATAGTAGTATATCTAGATGGAAAGGTAAGAGAACTTATGGGAGATGTACCCATCAATCTAAGTAGTCCAGAGCAACTGTCTACTTTGATTTATAGTCGTAAGCCTAAGAATAAAACAGTGTGGATGAATGCACACGAACCTTATATGTCTGATGTAAGTTTCAGAGATCTAATTCGTAGCGAGACTGACATTGTATATAAGGCTAAGTTAAAGCAGTGTAAAACCTGCTATGGTTCAGGTAAAATAAGAAAGGTAAAAAAGGATGGCACTCCGTTTGCTAAAGAAACAAGATGTACCACGTGTGGTGGTAACGGTTATCACATTATTCCTACTAACGCTGTTGCTGGTTTAAAGTTTATACCACCTAGTGCTAAGTGGGCTACAGCTAGTGGCTTCTCCACCAACAAACGTAATCTGGAGTTACTAGCTAATGCTGCAAGAAGAAAGGATATGCCAGAGGCTCTTGAGTTTTTGGAAAAGGTACAGAGGTTGTCTGCACTGGACACATATCTTTCTTCTTTCGTTGGTGGTATAAAGAATAATATTAAGGCTGATGGTATGTTACATGTTAAGTTAAACCAACACATGACATCTACTGGCAGACTAAGTGGTAAAGAACCTAACATGCAGAACATGCCTAGAGGTGGTACGTTCCCTGTCAAACGTGTATTTATATCACGCTTTGATGGTGGACGTATCGTTGAGGCTGACTTTGCACAACTAGAGTTTAGAGTTGCAGCATTCCTGTCACAAGATCCTATTGCCATACAAGAAGTGGTAGAGGGTTTTGATGTACATGCTTATACTGCTAAAGTTATATCTAATGCAGGACAACCTATGAGTAGGCAGGAAGCTAAAGCACATACCTTTGCACCACTGTACGGTGCTAGTGGGTATGGTAGATCAGAGGCAGAGGCTACATACTACTCACACTTTAATGAGAAGTATATGGGCATTGCAAGATGGCACAAGTCTCTTGCCAAAGAAGCACTAAACACTGGTAAGATACGCACACCATCAGGTAGGGAGTTTTCTTTTCCTGATGTGGTACGTAGTCCTAGAGGTAGAGTGAGTCATTTCACTCAAATAAAAAACTATCCTGTGCAGTCATTTGCTACAGCAGATATAGTTCCTGTTGCACTGTGGCAATTTGATCACATGTTACGCAACAAAAATTCTTGTGTAGTAAATACTGTGCACGATAGTATCGTTATTGATGTACACCCTGACGAGTTGGATTGGGTAATACACGTAGTCCAAAGCACAAACGATAATATCAAGGATATAATACGTGAGTGGTTAGAGGTAGATTTCAATGTGCCTTTGTTATTAGAGGCAAAAATAGGTAATAATTGGCTTGACATGAAGGACGTAACGTAGTATAACTTATGCTCTTTTGAGAAACATGTAGAGGAGAAAAACACATGGCAATGACAGAAACAATAGACACTAATAACTATGAAGTAATGGCTAAAGCAATGGGCATATCAGCAGATGCTGGTACTAAGAGTGCTCAAAGCAATCTAGCTAGATTACGCATTAGTCATGCACCTATCATGGGTGACACTGAAGTTAAAGGTAAGAAGGTAAAGATGGAGGTAGTACCCGGTGGGTATTACAGGCTTGACGTACCAGACGGTAATGCATCTGTAGCATCAGGCATGTACTATGCACCAGTTGCAACAATAAGAACTTTTCTACAACGCTTTATGTACAAGCGATTTATTAAAGGATCTGGATCTGTTCCTAACAGGTTCGTTAAGACTGTCATGGGTGAATCACTCAAGATAGATCTTAAAGATAATGATGGTGGCTTTAACTGTGGTAAGCCTACAGGTTGGATCAAAGACTTTAAGGCACTGCCACAGTCACAGCAAACATTAATTAAAGAGATCAAGCGTACACGTGTTGTGTTTGGTTTGTTAGATCTCAAAGATGTCGTAAATGAAAACGGTGAGGAGGTTAAACAAGAGATTAAATCATTCCCTTTCATATGGGAGATAGACAATCGTAATGCTTTTAAACTATTGGGTGATACTTACAATGCATTCAATAAGAAGAAGTTGTTACCTATCTCACATACAATATCATTTGGTACTGAGGAACAGTCGTTACCTAATGGTAGTAGCTTCTATCTACCTACTGTGTATGCAGACTTTAATAATGCATTGTCTATATCACAGGAGGACCATGAGGTATTCAGTAACTTCATGGGTTGGGTAGATAACTATAACAACTACATTATCTCTGAATGGAACAAGAAGTCAGAGTCACTATCATCTAGCGATGAGAAAGTTCTGGATGAGTTTCATTCACTTGATGATGAAGCACCCTTCTAAATGAACCATCCTGCCGAACTGACGTTAGCACAGTACATGACGGATGCAGCCAATGGTAAGGCTGTGCTATCTGATGCCACTATTGAAAAGATAGGTAAGGACGTTATGGATGCGCTAAAGCGTCAGTTTGGTGGAGGTAATAAGCGTAAGGACTTTGCACTGAGGATGTCTAATGTAGGTAGACCTACATGCCAGTTATGGTTTCAGAAGAATCGTCCTGATGAAGCTACACCTCTACCAAGTAACTTTGTTATGAACATGATGTTAGGAGATATAGTAGAGGCAGTATTTAAAGGATTGTTAACAGAAGCAAAGGTAGCATTTGAAGATGCAGATCAAGTTGCATTAGAAATACCAGAAGCAGATGTTACAATTAATGGTACATATGATATAGCTATTGATGGTGCAGTCGATGATATTAAGTCTGCATCTGATTGGTCCTATCGTAATAAGTTTAAGTCCTTTGCATCACTAAAGGAGAGTGATCCTTTTGGATATGTAGGACAGTTAGCAGGATACGCACAAGCATCTGGTCTAAAAGCTGGAGGTTGGTGGGTAATAAATAAAGCTAATGGTAGTTTTAAATATATTCCTGCAAATGGTCTTGACATGGTAGAGGAAATGTATAAAATAAAGAAGACTGCTCTAGCTGTAAAAAGTAATAAGTTAGAACGGTGCTTCGATGCTGTTGATGAAACATTCAACGGTAAAAAAACAGGCAATAAAATACTAGGATCAGAATGTAGCTGGTGTTCTTACCGACATGCCTGTTGGCCTACATTAAAAGAACTGCCAGCATTAAAGTCACGTGCAAAGGAGCCAAAGACAGTTTCTTACGTGCATATAAAAGAGGAGGATAATTATGAAAGAGTTTCCTGAAGAAAGTTATCTTGAGGCAAACCCTGATGTTAAGGAAGCTGTTGAGAATGGACAGTTCCGTAATGGTAAGCATCACTACGATGCATTTGGCAAAAATGAAAACAGGAAAGGATTAGATGAATGGGAGATGAGCTAACAGAGTTAGAAAACTCTATAAAGGATTTGGAAAAACAGTTAGTCGAAATGAAACGTGAGTATAGGGAGAAGCGTACATCATCTTTACGATCAGCACTAGAGGCACGTAAAGAAATAGATGCAACTATACGTGATGAATTAAAGACGTTAGGCTATCACCATATCCCTGCCTATGTTACTGGTGGAATAGGAAGATACTTCTAATCAGTGATGAACTACGCTAGGTATGCTCATGCAAGGAAGTATGGGTACAGGTCAGGTTTAGAAAAGAAACTTGCTGATTATCTTGAGTCAATAAAAGTAAAGTATGACTATGAGACAATCAAGATTGAGTGGGAAGATCTAGCCTACCGTACCTATACTCCTGATTTTATATTGTTTAACGGTATAATTATTGAGACAAAGGGGATGTTTACAGCAATAGACAGGCGTAAACATCTTTGTATTAAGAGACAGCATCCTAAGTTAGATATACGTTTTGTGTTTGAAAACAGCAAACGTAAGTTACGAAAGGGTGCTAAGAGTACGTATGGTCAGTGGTGTTTTAAACATAACTTTCTGTATGCAAACAGAGTTATTCCTGAAGAGTGGATAAAAGAAAAAGGAAAGAACAAACACAAAAAGTTTATATGTTTTACTGGAACTAAAAGGAGAGTGGTATGAAGAAACCTACACCTACTGACTTTGAACCAAATGATTTTGTCATCAGGTTAAGACCGCACATAGATAAAGAGGAATGGAACGGAGATGTAGATATAAGTATTATGTGGGATGGTAGTAACCATTTATCAGAAGATGACTTCTTGAGATTTATGCATCTAACTAAAATGATATGTGCATCCGTCCCAATGATGGAAGACAACCCTGCATTGCGTGATAATATCAGTGACTTTGTACATGAATCTTACAATAATTTAGACGGTGATACACCAACTTCACAAAGTCAACCTGAAATACTTGACAGACAAGGTAACGTAGTGTATCTATCTTTTAACACAAAAACGAAAGGATCTGCCTAATGACAATAGATAACGCTATATTAACTATGGGCAATGAGACAATAACACTTACAGATAACAACGATATGGTAAATCATCCACCACATTATAATCAAAGTGGAGTAGAGTGCATTGATGCTATCAGTGCTGCTACAGGTGATAACTTTAAATACTATTTACAAGGTAACATAATGAAATACTTATGGAGGTTTGATTACAAAGGTAGGGCTGTTGAAGATCTCAACAAAGCTAAATGGTATCTGGATAAACTAATAGAGCACGTGGATAAGTAATGAGAATAAAAGTCCTTTTAACTTTGTCCATAGATACAGAAGAGTATCCAGTACCCTCTGATGGAGATGTAGCGTCAGAAATAAATGACGCATTGCGTGAGTATCTGCATGACCTAGACGGTGCAGAGATAGTAACACTAAAAACTATTATGGAGAGATGACTATGCATACCAATAACTATTTAACTTCTGACTATCAAAACTTTATTGCACTATCTAGATATGCTAGGTGGAAAGAGGATGAGCAAAGACGAGAGGGCTGGTTAGAGACAGTAGAAAGATATTTTAATTATCTAACTACGTACATCAAAGATACATATGGTTATGATATGCCAGACAAACAACGCAAAGAGGTAGAGGGTGCAGTGCTAGATCTATCTGTTATGCCTAGCATGAGAGCATTGATGACTGCTGGTGCACCACTAGATAGATGTCACGTAGCTAGTTACAACTGCTCATACATAACTGTAGATACACCAAGAGCGTTTGATGAATGTATGTACATACTTATGTGTGGCACAGGTGTAGGCTTCTCTGTTGAGAAACAGTACGTTGAAAAGTTACCTGTAGTAAACGAGGAGCTAGAACCTACAAGCACGATTATTAAAGTAGGAGATTCACGTGAGGGTTGGGCAAGAGCACTCAAAGAACTCCTAGCTATACTGTACGCAGGACAGATACCCATGTGGGATGTCAGTGAGGTAAGACCTTCGGGAGCGAGGCTAAAGACATTTGGAGGCAGGGCATCTGGTCCTGCACCACTTGAAGACTTGTTTAACTTTTGTGTCCAGAAGTTTACTAATGCAGTAGGACGCAAGTTAAGCCCACTAGAATGCCATGATATTATGTGCAAGATAGGTGAGGTAGTAGTCGTTGGTGGTGTAAGACGTAGCGCACTTATCAGTCTGTCTGACATTGAAGATGATCAGATGAGACATGCTAAGTCAGGACAATGGTGGGAGCATGAAGGACAACGTGCATTAGCTAACAACAGCGTAGCATATGCACAGAAGCCTGATATGGGTACATTCATGCGTGAGTGGTTATCTCTGTATGAAAGTCAGTCAGGTGAGCGTGGTATATTTAATAGGCAGTCAGCAGTAAAGCAGGCATCCAAGAGTGGTAGAAGAGATATTGAACACACATTTGGATGTAACCCATGCTCTGAGATAATACTAAGGCCGTATCAGTTCTGTAATTTATCAGAGGTTGTTGCACGTGAAACAGATACAATGGATAGTCTCAAGAGAAAAGTCAAGTATGCAACCATATTAGGCACCATGCAGTCTACTCTAACTAGTTTTAAATATTTACGTAAGGTATGGAAAGATAATACAGAAGAAGAAAGACTACTTGGTGTTTCTCTTACAGGTATCATGGACTGCCCACTATTAAATGGTAGTCAGCGTAGTTTACAGGCAGTACTAACAGAACTAAAAAAGGTAGCAGTAGACACAAATAAAGACATGGCAAAGAAGCTAGGCATCAGTGTATCCACTGCCATCACCTGTGTTAAACCATCAGGTACTGTATCACAGCTAGTTGATAGTGCTAGTGGCATACACACAAGGCATAGCAGGTACTACATTAGAACTGTACGTGCAGACAACAAAGATCCTATGACACAGTTTATGATGGACATGGGCATACCCAATGAGCCTGATGTTACTAAGCCACTAGAGACTACAGTGTTTAGCTTTCCTACAGTAACACCAAAGAGTGCTATGGTACGTGATGACATGACTGCACTAGATCAGCTAAACATATGGCTAGACTACCAGAACTACTGGTGTGAGCACAAACCATCTGTCACTATATCTGTACGTAAAGATGAATGGATGGATGTAGGAGCATGGGTATATGAACACTTTGATGATGTGTCAGGTATCAGCTTTCTACCCCACAGTGAACACGTATACAAACAAGCACCCTATCAAGAGGTAGACAAAGAAACATGTCTAGAGATGGTAGCACGTATGCCTACTAAGATTGATTGGAGCAAACTATCTGACTATGAAAAAGAGGATGGCACTACTGGTGCTAGAGACTTAGCATGTTCAGCAGGTGTTTGTGAGGTAGTAGACTTAACTAATTAGGAGATGGGTATGAGAAGAAACTTAAATAAAAACGATGCACCTCTGAAGATACAGTTTAAGAAAGGCTATCATGCCTTTCAAAGAGGTGCTAAGTATACCAACCCATACAGGCATAACTCTATGCAATATAGAGAATGGGAGCGAGGCTATAACAAAGCCTACTTTGAGAATATGAGAAAGGTAAAGTATGAAGAGCAGTCTAGAACAGTCAGCAATTAACTGGTTAAAGGAGAGATATGCTATGTTAGATTTTAATGATTATCAAAAGATAGCAAAGACTACAGCAATATATCCTGATCAATACAAGATAACATACCCTGCACTAGGACTCGTTGGTGAGGCAGGTGAGGTAGCCAACAAAGTCAAGAAGATTGTACGTGATGGTGAGGATAAGATGCCTAGTGATTGGAAGGAGCAGTTAGCATCAGAGATAGGTGATGTGCTGTGGTATTGTGCAGCACTAGCATCAGATTTAAATATGTCACTTGGTGTGATTGCTGCACAGAATAAAGAGAAGTTAGAAGCTAGGCTAAAGAAAGGTACAATACAGGGTAGTGGTGACAAGCGTTAGTATGCTTTGTTAAGTGCTCTACCTATATCTATGCCTATAGCAAAGTGAGGCACATCAGGTTCAAGGGCTTGCATCTCATTAACAGTGCTACCGTATCTTTCTACGTAATATGCATCAGCTAGTGATCTAGCGTTTCTAGGAAGTTTTGACCAGTTAGCTCTGTCGAATGGTGTGTAAGCCTTATCTGTTTCCATCCATGCTTCAGCTTCTCCTAAGTCTTTTGCTATGCCACGTAGTTCTATTAGCATATTATTCATAGCAGCTTTCTTTTTATTAGG